ACACGTGGTAAGATTAAAGATCACCTAGACGCTATTATGTCACGGTGTCACTACTTGGACCTTACACTGGATACAATGCACGAAAAGTGGTTGCGTTGTAAGCAGATCGTCACTGACGGTATGCTGAATGAATATAAATTTAGTGAAACTGAACAATCAGACTTGCTAGATTATATTCACACTAACCGTAACAAGCTACGTGAAATGAGCTTGCGTATGGTGCTTAAAATTGCCGATCTAAAGAAAATGAACGGTGAAAAATGGAAGCGGTACGTAGAAATGACTTGTATGCGCCGTAATTCCTAATAGACAGTGCAATAGTGGACCTCCTCTGTCTGCGTCACTCTCACTCAACGCTATTGCACAAACTAGGGCTCGGTAAGACATCTTACCGAGCCTAATTTATTATAAGTATTATTGACAACCTCCAACATATAGTGTAGAATATAAACATGAAATGTAAAATTATCCTTAAAGATGAAGTGAACTGTAAAGTCGAAGGTCTCGACTTACAAACTCGTCGCAAATGCGAACAAAAACTAAAATTCTTTTTACCCTATGCAAGACATGTACCTGCCTATAAACTAGGTCGTTGGGACGGTTGTGTAGGTTATTTTACTATGGGCGGCAACACATTTGTAAACGCTCTTAGTCATATTATTCCAATTCTTCAAGAACAACGTTACGATTTTGATATAGAAGACAACCGTAATAGTTGGGACTTGAAGTTTTCAGAAGTGACTGAAGATCACTTTAGTGATCGAGTATGGCCAGACAAACATCCAGCCGCAGGACAGCCTGTAATGCTACGTGATTATCAAGTAGACATTATTAATAAGTTTATTAACAATACACAAAGTATTCAGGAAATTGCTACTGGTGCAGGCAAGACATTAATGACAGCCGCACTTAGTAATCTAATAGAGCCATATGGGCGTAGTATTGTAATTGTGCCTAACAAAGACCTAGTTACACAAACGGAAGCAGACTACACTAACTTGGGATTAGATGTGGGTGTGTACTTTGGTGATCGAAAAGACTTTGGTAAAACACATACCATTTGCACTTGGCAAAGTCTAAACATCATGGAAAAGCGTTTCCGTGATGGTGAACAAGATTGGGGACTAGACGAGTTTGCTGAAAACGTAGTATGCGTTATGGTAGACGAAGTACACCAAGCTAAAGCAGATGTACTTAAAAAACTACTAACAGGATCATTCCGTAATGTTCCTATTCGTTGGGGGCTAACTGGCACAATACCCAAAGCAGACCATGAGCGTCTGAGTTTAGAAGTAAGTTTGGGAGAGGTTGTGCATCAGTTAGCGGCAAGTGACTTACAAGAACAAGGTGTACTAGCACAGTGTGACGTTAATATTTTACAATTACAAGATAGTGTAAGCTATGGAAACTATCAGAGTGAATTAACATACTTGACAACTGATAAAAATCGTTTAGACTACTTAGGAGACGTCATTGCTAATATGGCTGAAACCGGCAATACACTTGTACTAGTAGATCGTATTAAAGCAGGCGAAGGTTTAGTTGAGCGTTTAGGTGAAGACGTAGTGTTTATCAGTGGTAGCATGAAATCTAAAGATAGGAAAGATGAGTATGATGAAGTTAGTGAAGCAAATAACAAAATTATCATTGCAACCTACGGTGTGGCTGCCGTGGGTATTAACATTCCACGTATTTTTAATCTGGTTCTTGTGGAGCCTGGCAAGAGTTTCGTAAGAGTAATCCAAAGTATTGGTCGTGGCATACGAAAAGCTCAAGATAAAGACAGTGTTCAGATATGGGATATTACTAGTAGTGCAAAATTTAGTAAGCGTCACTTAACTGAACGCAAAAAGTTTTATAAAGAAGCAAATTATCCGTTTAGGGTAGAGAAAGTAAACTATAAATGAAAATATTAACAGTAGACAATGAAAGTTATGATTTAGACTACGTACCAGAAGAAATTGAAGACATACGATATTGCGTGTTAGACTACAGTGATAAAGACAACGCAGACTATATTTTTGTGCCACTGGTATTTTTAGAAAGTTTTAGTTGTCCTGCAGCAGTTCTTAGGATAGGAAAACACACAGTTAGTGTGCCACTGGATTGGAATATAATTGTATGTGATCCAATGGTGGGAGATCCAGAAGTATTGCCAATTACAAGTTTAAATGATCGTGGATTTAAGGCATTTATGATTAATCCAATTAGTGGATTTATGCCCGAATTTACAGAAGTAGAAATAGTAAACATTTATCAAGATATGAAATGGTATTTCCCTAAATTAAAATATGGACATATACTAGCAGTGCCAATCGAAGATACAGAAAAACCCAAGTGTGTTTATTTTGTAAAAGAGACAGCTAAAATACCTGATATATTAAGTACGGACGATTTGTGGTAATGAGTAAAAAAACGTGTGATGCTTTCTTTTGTACCAAACGAGTACCTGCCAAATATAGATATTGTTATGATTGTGCCAAAGTAAAAGGACACATCGGTGGTAATGGCATTGGGTTGTTTGGATGGTTGTTTATAATATTCATTGTATGGGCAATATTTTTATGAGTGGACAAAGAAGATTTTTAAAGGTTTGGGCTAGAACAGTTGGTATGCCAATTGGCGTTAGCGATGATGATAAGCCTGAGTTTTTACCTATCACACAAAAAGATGTAAGACGTGCATTAGCATTTAGAACGTTCTGGATTGTCTTGCACATTGTCACATGTTGTGCTATTATAGCTGGTAACGGAAGGACACTTGGTATATGGTAGATAAACTAAACATCAAGAACGAAATGCGAGTCTTAGACACTAGGGATCGCAAATGGTGGGGAGAATTAACTCCTGAAGAAACTGCTGCAATGAGCAAAAGCATGTGGACACAAATGCGTTGGGCTAGTAGTGTTAAAGGATCAAACGCCGCCCAATACTTGATGTTAGTTAATGAGTTTACTAATCTACATTTTAACTCACTTGCAAAACATCCGCAGTTACAACATCAGTTATTGCAACTTGCAGGAAGTGGCAAGACACAATTTCATGAATGGATCCCTCCAGGAAAACGTGGCAAAAAGAATAAACTTGCTGAATGGCTTATAACACAATATCCAGAACACAATGATGATGAGATTGCAATACTTGCTAACTCAGCTGATAAGAAAGAATTACGTGATATTATGGAACAGCAAGGTATGACTAAAAAAGAAATCAAAGAGCTGCTGAAATGAAATGTGAATATTGCGGCAAGACGTTTAAGCGTGAAAGCACACTTATTTCGCATACTTGTGATAAGAAACGCCGTTGGTTACAGAAAGATTTTCCTGAAACTGTAGCTGGATTCAATGCATTTGATTTGTTTTATCGTTTGGGTATGCAAAGCAAGCCTAAAGAATATTCACACTTTGCTGACAGTCAGTATTTTAGTGCCTTTGTAAAGTTTGGTAGTTACTGCATTAATACTAATGTTATTGATCCAGAAGCATATACTCGTTGGCTTATACGTAGGCAAGCAAAACTCAAAGACTGGGCAACTGATAGAATGTATATGTTGTTTGTAAGGGATCATTTAAAGAAAGAAACCGTAGGCAGAGCACTAGAACGATTTGTAGAATATGCCAGTAAGACGTCTTACTTTGATACATTCTGGGAAAGTGCTGGCGGCTATGTTATAGCAGACTGGGTTGAGAGCGGAAAGATATCTCCCTGGATTATAATTTGCAGTAAACGAGCACAAACTGCACTAAACAACATGAACGAAGAATGCTTTAATCGAGTAGCAAATAGTATTGATGCCGGGCACTGGGGCAAAAAAACACAACAACATCCACAAGATACATCCTGGATTAAACATATAATAGACGGAGATAGCATTGAATAAGATATATAATAGTGTAATAGATTTTTTTAAAGATAGTTACAAGTTTTCGCCGTTTGCGTTTTACTGTGAACTAATTGAAGCTGTAATGCTAATAGGTGCTAGTGCAGTGTTAACCGTTACAGTATTGGATCCAGCAACTAAGATCTTTATTCCTATGTATTTGGTAGGCAGTATACTTGGTGTAATTAGCACATGGATCAGACGAGCAGGCTTTGCTATTGTACTAACAGTATGGTTTGTTGTAATGAATAGTATCGCTATGGTACAGTTATTTTGGTTAGGATAGAATATGCCAGATATTGATATAGATTTTGCTGATAGAAAAGTAGCTTTGAAGCTAGTAAAACATGTACCAGCAAGACTTAAAGATAAAAAGCACAATACTGGTGTTTATACACATCGTGTACCAGTAGATCCATTTAATGGGCTTTGCACAATTGATCACAAGGTAGCTGATGAAACTGGCTATTTTAAATTGGATATACTTAATGTTAGTATATACAAAGATGTAAAAGACAACGATCATTTAACACGACTAATGAATCGAGAACCAATTTGGCAACTACTTGAACACACTGAATTTGTGGATAAAGTTTTTCATCTTTCAGGACATGGCGCCCTATTACAACAACTAAAGCCAGTAACAGTGGAGCAATTAGCAGCAACACTGGCAATTATTCGACCAGCAAAGCGCCACTTAGCAAACCAAAGCTGGGAGAATATATTAGCTGAAGTTTGGAAGAAGCCAATTGGCAATGAATACTATTTTAAAAAAAGTCATGCTCATTCTTATGCAATGGCATGCGTAGTGCATATTAACTTGATATGCGAGCAACTAGGATATTAATATGGATGAAAATAAACGAGATAAATTTATACATGAAATACAGCAAATTGGATTCACAGTGCAAGAGAATGCATTTGATCCAGAAAGAGTGAATGAGCTAAACGAATTTGCAAAAACAATACCCCCTGAGCGTGGGCATACCAAAGACCAGAAATGGTATGGATGGAACGAAGTTAATCAAATGGAAAACCCATATACTGATGTAGACTGGGCATACTATTGGACAAAACAAGTACAACATCAAATTATTGAAGACTTTAAATTAACGTTGGGTCATTATGCAGATTTGGCATTTGGTCATAATAACTGGCAGTGGCACGTTCAAGATTTTATTGTTTTATCTCCAGGGTCAACATCTATTAGACCGCATATTGATACACCTTATCGATTCCCTGAATTCCGATACAAAGAAGAATTAGTTGGCTTGCAATTTATGGTAATGATGTGTGATTTTAATGAAAGTAATGGTGCTACTGGATATGTTCCTGGTACCCACAAGTATTTCTTTGACCCAATTAGTGTACAAAAAGATCCGCTATGGCAGACATTTTTTAAAGACAATTATCAACAATATACCGCAGGCGCCGGAAGTTTTGTGTGTTGGCATCCAAGACTGTTACATAGTACTATGCCCAACACCAGTAACGAAACCAGACGGGCATTGTTGTTACATGCTACTGAAAAGACAACCGGAAGAAGGTTAGCAGTTATAGATCCACAACATAATGTGGATTTGAGAACTACGTAACTTTTCTGACTAACTGGATATTACGGCGTTTAACTCTTTTTTGACATATGTTGCTTAAACTAATTGATGGTCCGTGAACAATTTGAAAGTCTTTAAGACTAAATGTAACTAGTGTGGGTCTATATTTTTCCCAACGTGTTTTAAATATAATGTTAATAGGGATCATTCTATTTGTTCCCCACCACCATTCATCACCTAATTCAATAAATTCTTGTTTGTCTATGTCATTTTTAATATTATCAAAACAATACATACTAGCCATCTGATGGTCTTGATTTTGCATTATTCCAACATACTCGTTACCGCCGTAAGTAACTAAAGTTAAAAACGGAAATTTTTCTAGAAGTATTTGATATTTGTTTGGTATATGTGTCATTATTATTATTACTTATCACTATAAATAGTAGTGGAGATCCGAAACATGAATTATCAAAGTAAAGCATATAGTTATAACCAACGAAGCGAAATTGTTATACCAAATCGTAGGGGTACTACATATTATGGTTCGCAAAACCATAAGCCACTTATTGCTTATACTGGCATTACTAACGATTTTGAATTCTTTGTTATTGATAACAGCCGCAAACCATTAAGTTTAACTAATAAAACGTTTAAAGCAAACATAGTTAATAGAACAACTAAAGCTACTGTTATAACTAAAACATTAACTACACTTAACAATGATACTAGTAGTCTTTTAATGAGGCTAACTGAATCAGATCTAGGTAAATTATCTCCTGCATTGTATGATGTTACTGTTACTTATACAGACAGCGAAGCACTACAATTTGGTCTTTATAGTGATCAAAATTCACGTTTAACTTATGTACTAGAAGTAAAAGATAACCCAGCTAGTAGTATTACACCTAGCTTAATTGATGATAGTTTCACTGGAGACAGAGACAAGACAAGTCCGTTTGCTAGTACAGCACAAACTCAAAATAGTGACGGAACCAATACAGTTGTAGCATATTTTACTAACTTTAGTGGTAAATTTTATGCACAAGGTTCACTAGAGAGAAATCCAACGTCTGGTCGTGATTGGTTCCAAATACAACTTAATCCAGGAGATGCTGAAGATCATTGGAAGTTAACAAATTATTCTGGATTAGAGGTGTTTACATTTGATGGCATGTTTATGTGGGTACGTTTTACTTACATTGCTGACGCAGGCAACCAAGGAACACTTGACAAAGTGTTATATAGAAGTTAATATACATATATGATAGTTTTAGATTTTGTACGCCAGAGCATTCCTGGTGGCTGGAAACAGTCGCCCAGTGGATGGGTTAGTGGCAATTGTCCAATGTGTAACACTCGTGGTCACAGTAGAGATACTCGTGGACGAGGCGGGTTAGCATTTGATGTTGACCGTGTACAATATAATTGCTTTAATTGTAATTACAAAACAGGATGGAGTCCAGGCAAGCGCATTAATAAATCACTAAGTGATTTACTAGTAGCATTTGGCGCTGACCCTGCACAAATACAACGAGTTAATTTTGAGCTACTTAAAGAAAACGAAAAAGATCAAATAGCACAGCAATTTATATCGACTACTGAAAAAAAGAAAAAAGCAAAAATTACTTGGAAATTAACTGAGTTGCCAAAAGACGCAACAGAATTGTCTAAATGGGACACTAGTAAATTACAACCAAGACAGTTGGAAAGTTTTATAAAAGCTGTTCAGTATATTGAAGAACGCAAAATGAGCTTTTACGATAAATGGTTATGGACACCAGAAAGCCATTTCCGTAATCGTATTATATTGCCTTTCTATTATCAGAAACAGATAGTTGGGTACACTGCACGATGGGTTGGCAATACTCCTGATAAAGCAACCCCCAAATACTATCATCAGATGCCTAAGAATTTTGTGTATGGGTTAGATAACCAGCGTTCACATCAGTATACAATTGTTACAGAAGGTCAAATGGATGCATTACTAGTAAATGGCGTTGCTACAAGTGGTAATACTCCAAGTGATGTGCAGTGTGATATCATTGATGATTTAAAAAAAGAAATAGTTGTAGTACCTGATGCGGATCCTGCAGGTATAGAATTAGTTAAAACAGCAATTAAACGTGGGTGGAATGTTAGTTTCCCTCCGTGGGAAGGTTGTAAAGATGCTGCGGATGCAGTTAAAAAATATGGAAGATTATTTACAGTAAGGAGCATATTAAATGCAACAGAGAGCAACACAACAAAAATCCAAATACTTGCTAAATCCTATTGTAGATGACTATAACATTAGAAATGATGATTTTTATAGAAGAGCAGCAAGAATGAAACACATAAGTGCACACACAGATCTAAAATCAGTCTGGACCAAACATTTTGCTTGGTTCCCAAAACGTAGTGATGGTAACGATAAGTTTATTTGGTTGACAAATTACTGGGAATACGCTATAACTATGGATATGAATGGCGCAGTGCCACTTAAAGATACTGCCTGGCGGATGATCTACACTCGAGAGGAATACATATTGAAAAAGTTAACAAATAATGAGTGAAGAATATACAGAAGACCTACAAAAGTTATATATTGAGTTTTTACTAGCAGAGAAAGACTTGTTTGTTCGTTGTAATGCAATTACGAACAGCAAATACTTTACCCGCAAGTATCAGCCTGTTGTGGACTTTATACAAGAACACGTAGACGGATATAATGATCTCCCCACACACGAGCAAATTAAAGCCAAGATTGGTATGCAGTTTGATGATGTAAGAGATAAGATTACTGATGACCATAAAAAATGGTTTATGGATGAATACGAAAAGTTCTGTAGACATAAAGCACTTGAGGGCGCTATCTTGGAAAGTGCTGATAAACTAGAACGGCATGAGTACGGAAGTGTTGAGCAACTAATTAAAGACGCTGTTGGTATTGGGCTAGCAAAAGACTTTGGACTTAACTACTGGGACGATCCAGCAGGACGTATACAATCAATTAAAGACAATCGTGGACAAAACAGTACTGGTTGGGAAAGTCTTGATAAAATATTGTATGGTGGATTTAACCCTGGCGAACTTAATATCTTTGCTGGCGGTAGTGGATCTGGTAAAAGTTTGTTTATGCAAAATATGGCACTTAACTGGAGTCTTGCAGGCAAAAATGTAGTGTATGTAAGTTTGGAACTTAGTGAAGAACTGTGTAGTATGCGACTAGATGCTATGCTTACTAACATGAGTACTAGGGATGTAATGCGCAATTCAGATGATGTTACACTTAAAGTACGTATGGCTAGTAAAAAGGCTGGTGTACTACAAATGATCCAAATGCCAAATGGTGCAACTATTAACGATATCAAAGCGTATATTAAAGAGTTTCAGATACAAAATAACATAAAAGTAGATGCACTAATGGTGGATTACTTGGACTTGATGATGCCTGTTAGTGTTAAAGTTAATCCAAGCGATCAGTTTATTAAAGATAAGTTTGTATCAGAAGAACTACGTAACTTAGCTATTGAGCTTAACATATTGTTTGTTACAGCTTCGCAACTTAACCGTGGCGCTGTTGACGAAGTAGAGTTTGACCACAGTCATATTGCTGGTGGTATTAGTAAGATTAATACAGCAGATAACCTAATTGGTATCTTTAGTTCGAGAGCAATGCGTGAGCGTGGCAGAGTACAGATTCAGTTTATGAAAACACGCAGTAGTAGTGGTGTTGGCAGTAAGTTGGACTTGGGCTATGATATGAATACTCTACGTATTACTGATTTAGATGAAGATGAGCAAGGTGAAGAAGGACAAGTGGCAAGTATATACCAGAGCTTAAAGAACAAAGCAACAGTTAGTCCTGCTGGTACTGAGTCAGCACAGCCAGTAACCAGTGCAGTAGAAAATGCCGCAAGATTACAAAATTTACTTAAACGCAGGGAGTAGTTGTTAAAACATTGATGCCGTTGACCTTATATGTATCTATATTATGATGTACGAACAACGGGCGAAGATATTAGCCTGAATTGTTGCCCGCATCCCATAGCTGGTAGTAATTCTTATTGCCTATGGATCCTAAGTTCACGATCAGGAAGTGCAAAGTTGCTATAAGTACTATCCACCAATGTTTTAACAACAATATTTATAAATAGTATTGATATGAAACGTAAAACGAGATCTATTTTAGAAGAAATTAATTCTATGTCACCAAAGCGTGACAGGAAACAAATTGTTGAAGCAAATGCTGAGCAAGTAATTGTTACAGCAATAAACCTTATTAATTTAATTAATGAGACATTTGATGTTGAAACAGCGGCAGACTTAAACAAACGTTTAATTAATTCAATCCGCACAAAAGATCCTCGAAAGTTTAAAAGAGGAGTATCAAAGCTGTGAAGGTAAAAGATATTATAGGCGGAATGTCCAAGCGAAAAATCCGTCGTGGTAGCCGTATTAAAAGATTAAGACAGGAAGATTTTCATCTTAAAGAAAGCGGCAATGTTTTTAAGACCGAACCTGAAAAGGAACTTATTGCATCAAGAATTGCTACTGCAGATGTACAGCCTACTATTGATTGGCTTAATAAAACCTTTGGCTTTAAGTTTACTCCAAAAGAATTCTTAGGAACAACTGGTACAAAAACACATCCAGATGGAACATTTGAAAAGAATTCATCAGGTGACTTAGATCTTAATACTGATACTAGAGAGTTACCTAAAGAAGAAATAATTGCAAAACTTAGTGCGTGGTGTCAAAAGCAAGGTATCCCTGATTCAGAGATTATGAACAAGGGCAGAACATTCGAAGCAGGTTGGATTAAAGATGCCGGGTTACAGATACACTTTCGCACACCTATAAAAGGTAATCCTAAAAACGGTTTTGTACAAACAGACTTTATGCTTACAGACAATCCTGATCTACAGCGTGGCGCCAAGCGTGGCGGCACTGAAAATTTCACAGGTGCTGACAGAGCTATATTACTTTCTAGTCTTGCAAGAGGTAGAGGATACAAGTTTAGCCCAACAAAGGGTGTAGTTGATCCTAACAATGGTGATGCTGTCGTTGCAAATGACTGGGACGAAATTGCAGAGATACTATTAGGTAAGGGTGCTAAGGAAGCCGATACACATACTGTTGAAAGCATGCTGGCAAAACTCAAAGGCGATCCAAACTACGAACAGCTAATTGCTCCGTGGAAAGAAGCAATGGAAAAAGCAGGGAGCATTTAACAGATGAGATTCCAAGAGTTCCGTACAGTATTAACTGAAGCAAAGCGTAGTGTGGGTAGAGAGTTACAACACCTAGAAGACTTAGTTTTTGTTGATGGAAGTGCTGGCGCAAATGAAGCATTGGATATCCTTGCACGATTTGGAAATGATGTAAGTGACGTAAGTGTTAAGTGGGACGGAACGCCAGCAGTTATATTTGGTCGTGATGAGACTGGTAACTTTATATTAACAGACATTGCTGGCTTTAATAATAAGTCGTATAACGGGCGTGTAACGTCAGCACAGGATTTACAAAAAATGATCCTAGGCAGAGGCAAAGAAGTAGACGATAATAGACGTGCTTATGCGCAACAGATGGCTAGTATATGGGATGCATTTGAAGACAGTGTACCTCAAGAACTCAGAGGATTTATCCATGGTGACTTACTGTATAAATCTTTACCGCCTGTGGATAATGCAGGTCATTATGTGTTTACTCCAAATAAAGTTACATACCTTGTTCGTACTGACAGTGATATTGGAAAACGTATTTCATCTAGTAAAGCAGGCGTAGTAGTACACACCCATACAGATTTAGCAGGCAATGTGACTCCAGTTAAAGCAAGTGATTTAAACGAAGGATCATTGTTTATTATGCCTCCTGTACTTGCACAAAACCCACCTAAGATTAATACAAGTGGCATAGATCAAATTCGTGCAGTAGTTAACAAAAATGCAAACGCAATTGATACGCTATTAGCACCACAGCAAGGCCTCAGTGATATTAAAAACATCATTTATACATATGTAAATCAAATGAGCAGAGCAGGGCGGTGGAATGATCTTACCACTGGATTTGAAGAGTGGCTAAAGAACAGCAAAGTAAGTAAAAACAAACAAGAAAAAATTCTAGCAATGCCTGAAAGCAAAAACTTTCCGTTGGTATTTGACTTAGTTTTAAAAATACAAAAAATTAAAAACGATGTCATACAACAATTAGACAATTCGGAAATGGATGTGCAAGCAAGTATTGAAGGCACAAAAGGCGGCGAGGGCTATGTTGCCGCACGTGACAAGGTAAAACTTGTTCCTAGACATAGATTTAAAATTGGGTAAATAGTAGTATGGAACAATACACAGCAAAACAATGGGCAGAGATTGAAGGCGGCCACACAATGAGTGAAACTAATCAACCACAGTTTGGTTTTTTAAACGACCTCAACGAAGCAAGTAAGTTGTATAGAACACGACAGCAACTTGACACTGCTGATTTGCGTGATACATTGAATTTTGCTTTTGTTAATTTACTAACTTTGCAGATACTTTATAGTAACTATAACACTGCGCCAATTGCACAAGATTATGCAAAACGAACACTGATTGGTAACGGTAATTTTAAAACCTACCGCAGAGATGGCACAGATTTATATCATGCGTTGCATAAAATTTCTACCAAAAGTGGTGGCGGTGATAAACGAGCACAGATACAATCAGCTAAAACTCAACTTCCAGAACAACAGTTAAAACAATATTTAAAAGCTATAGCAAGTGGACAAAAATTACCACAAGTAAGCGGATTGTTTATGCGTATTGAACGTGGTCTTGATATTACAGAAGCCAACTATAAAGCAATGAGACGTATGGCAGTTAACTGGAATGGGTTACCGCCTGGACAAAAAACATTATTAGCTACTCGTATGTTACAGTATTACAGAGCAAATGCAATCCGTAGTGAACTATATCCGCCATTTAAAAAGTTTGCATCCGCTGGAAACTTTTATAATCCATCCATTGACAGCGTAGAGAAAGATATTACAGCACGTAAAGTTGCTACTAGAGCCGCCGCCGCAACCGCAGCATTTGCAGGTGGGTTTGCTGGTGGTAGAGCATTTGGACGTAGCTTAGTATAAGGTGAATCTTGCCAGAAAACTATCTAGTATATACACTAGTTGACGTTACAAATACTATTGAAAAAGATGTCACAGCGTATAATCAAAAACAAAATTTAAATACATTTATTCAATTAGCTGGCATGCGAAGTCAGCCTATATCCTTTACTGTTAGCTGTTTAAAAGCACAAGATCTAGCTGAATATCAGTTTGGAAAGGCGTATACAGGACTACATCATGTGTGGAAAATAACGTTCGCAGTAGAACATGCTGATGTTTATATGTTAAACAATAACACAGTTCATTTTTTACAAAACGACTTTGATGGGGTTGCATTTACTCCATATTTAACGGAAACTGTAAACTTTATTAATAGTACATTTGAATCTTATAATGATGATCTATTAAACATATACTTTAAGAAAATGTAAAAATCAATAAATACTACTAAGAAATAGGCACACAACGGCAAATATAAATTAGGCAGAACAGACAGGCAAACATATCAAGACTACTAGGAACACGATGCGATTACGCATTTAAGAATCAGTTAGTGAAACAATATGTCGATAGCAACCATTGGTACGACCCAATTAGAAAAGCAGAATTTAGAAGCGCATGTTGACCTATGCGCTGAGAGGTATCGTGTCTTGGAAGAAAAAGTCAATAATATCGACAGTCGATTAAATAATATCGAAAAAAGTGTCACACAAATGCGTGAAGAAGGCATACGTGAATTTTCTAAAATGCGTGAGGAAATGATTAAAGCCAACGCAA